GACCACTTGGTCCTACTCCCTGCGTGGGATAGTCGTTGCACCTTCTCCTTACGGAGCTTGGCTCAGGATTACCTACTAGAGGCTTCCCCTGAATTCACAGAGTTCTTCGACATACGTTACCGTATGAAGCAGCAATGTTGTTTACTGTGCGCTGATACCAGAAGAAATAGAACGTATAACGTGCTTATTCATGGTAACAGATGCTTGCTCGAAAGCAGTCAAAACTTCACCAGCATATACTTTAAGAAATAAAGCGGAGGAATCTCCTGTGCTGTTAGCTTGACCACTACGGGTCATGGTTAACACTGGAGCAGTTGTGTCAGTTACGGACATAATAATCTCCTAGTATTAAGTTATAAAAAGTATCTAACATAAAATGCTACCTCTTTCTTTAACTTTCAACTAAGAGTTATCAACCGCAGCTGGCTCTTGTCTACTTGTTTAAATACTTTGTAGCTCTATCAGTCTTCTCAGGGTCATCCCCAAGTAAACCGATAGCCGTATTACAGGGAAAGCAGAGTAATCCTCTAACTGCTCCTGTAGTATGACAATGATCTATATGAAAGTGACTATGTAGTGAGTAATCATCTATGTGAATCTCACAGATAGAACAACAATCATCTTGTTCATCTAACATCTCTAAGTAGGTGTTATAAGTAATACCATACCTAGATTTATACTTCCTGTTTCTTGAGCAATCTTTACACTCACCTTGTAATCCATCAGAGCGTAGCTTTGCTTTAGAGAAGCAGTGTGTTTCTTTTACTGTGTTACATCCTGTACATATTTTCATTGTTTACTCCGAAGTAAAGCTTAGCCTCCCATCGGAATGTGCGCTAATTAGACGCACTAGGAGGCAAGCAATTAAAGTTTACCTTGACTAAAGATATCTGATCTATCTAATTTTCTTAACACATCAGCTCTAAAGGCCGTGTCATACTCATACCTCGGATCAGCCATAGCTTTAGTTACCTCAGCATTGCTCCGAAATACATCTCCAGCTCCCTCAGGTTGAGCATGTTGTCCAGCTATGAGTGTCCCTTCTACTCCCTCTGAGTTCTGGAAGTCAGCCTGTAGACCCTTAGCAGCGATCTTAGCCATCTCAACATTCCCGCTGTTAACAGCTTTATCGTAGGCTTGTATTTGATCTTGAGTATAATTAGCTTTTGCCCAATCCACCATGTTACCATAGGCTTCATCTCCACCTACTGAACCTCGTACACCATCACCAATCTGTTGGCCTAGTGCCTTCTGTCCAGCAATGTAGTCATCAGCAATCTGTCTACTAACTCCACCTGCTTCAAGCTGTTTGTAACTGGCATCTGATAACTGTCCATTAGCAGTATACTCAGCAGTGAGAGCAGCCATATCAAAGGCTCCCTCAGCAACCTCAGGGTCTTGAGGTATACTTAAGTCTCCCTCTACAGGAGTCTCAGTTGGCGAAGGGTCCACCCTATTAGGCTGTCCCAGTTTTGCTTCAAGTTGATCATAGCTTTCCTTGAGTTTATTATAGTCACCTTGGAACTTATCATCATTACCTATTTGTGGAGCTTCGGTATTTACATTCTGTGATTCTACCAGATTCAACATCTCCTGGTTATGCTCGTCTACTTGTCCTTGATCTACTGCATCATTCTCAACCTTCAGCTGGTCTGCCATATCTCTCTCCGTAAGTTTCTTTAATGGTTCCGTTACGGAGTTGGATCGTAGTCTTGGTAGACTCTTTGGCTCCCTGTGTTCTTACCTTAGCTTCCTGCTTAAGTATCTTATGGTTGATCTCTACATCCTTCAACTCTTTCTTACTGGTAACGGAACGTGCTACTTTATCTTTCTTCTTCTGTTTATCTTTATCTTCTGTATTCTTATTGTTGGACATTCTGTTGATTCTCTCTAATGGCTTCGCCACCCTGAGTTACAGCATTAGGTGTAGCAGCTTTCAATATCTCTGCTTGCTGCTGTTGTTGGGCAGCTTGTTGTTGTTCTTGTTGGACTTCATCCTGTGACTTAACGAGTCCCTTCATGTCTATACCAAAGCCTACTCCAAGTCTCTTAGCAAAGTCACTAATGTTAATGTACTGAGCTGTAGCTTCTGGACCTAAGGTGTTGGTCAAGGTTTGTACAAAGGTAGCCATCTTGTTAGCATCATTACCACGTCCTAGTGCCTCAAACCCTGTAATGATCACAGGCTCTACAGTACCCTCAGGCAGTTTAGGCAGTTTCTTTTGTCTCTCTAGGCTAGCTTGGATTCTCTTAACAAGTGGTAGTTGTAGCTCATGTGAGAGTAAGGTATACACCCCACCTTTAGATGTATCTATCTCCTGAGCCATCACTCGTATTTCTTCTGCTGTGACACGTTCAGCATCACGTTGTACTCCTTCAAGTAACAAGAAGGCACTGGACAGTCTTCTCTCTATCGCCTCTAGTGTCTCTCTTGCTACCCTGAAATCATTGAACTTCTCTATCTGTATTACACCTACATCATCAGGGTTACCTTGTCTTACTGACAGGTTAGCAGCAACCACTGATTTCATCTTGGTAGTACCATTAGGTTTAACCAAGAAGATGACCTTAGCTGCAGCTGCAGTACCCTCAAGGATACTCCTGTTCAAACTCTCAGCTGCCTGTAGGTCACCTAGATACTCTTCTACAAATCCTCTACCATAGTCTTCTCCATCTATCGCATTGTATCTCAATGCTAACCAGGGACTCTTCTCTACAGGAAACTTAGAGTCTGTCTTAGGAATCTTCTGGTTGTTAACCTCTTGGTGTACATGAATCTTCTTGTCTTTACGTCTTACTACTGTGTATAGGTCAAGTGGTTTCTCAGTTCCTTCAGAAGAATCTCCACTATCCTTAGGTGGGTTACTCCCAAAGACATCACGGTATAACTCACGGCTCATCTCTTCCTTGACAATAATCTCTAGGACTTCCCCTTGAGGATCTCGTCTTACACAGAACTGATCTAGGTGGAAGACCCTAAGTTTATTCTCAGGGTTGACATAGACTACACAGTTACCTGTGATAACCAAATGTCTCAACACCTCGTTCAGTGGAACCCTCATAGCCTTAGCATCTACCTCGTTAGAAATAGCCCTTTCCATGGAGCTAAGTCCTTCTTCTACTGGAGCTCTCTGTGCATTGAGTTCTTCTAGCATGAAGTCATCTATCTGGAACTTCATAAAGGGAGAGTTGGGAGGGAATAAAGTGAGCAGAAACTTAGAACTTAAGCTATTAACTCCACGAGCACCTATACTCTGGTATGGAGTAGGTAAGTCTGAGTCTTGATCACCGTTTCTAGGAAGTATGAAGGGGAGGGTAAGTTCAGCTGCTTCCCATGCTCTCTCTAAGAAACATTGTCTGCGCCTTGCTCCTGAGGTATACTTCTTACTTGTTTGTTCTGGCATATTAAGCTAACTGTAATCCTATTGGGGCAAATGATTCTGTGTCTATACTCAGATCATCTACATCTTGTTGTGTTAAGTCTCTCTTCTTAGCTCTACGAATAGACTCAGCTAAACTAGCAGCTGCCTGTTTACCACCAGAGCCACTAGTAGTAATCTCTTGGGAATTAAACTGTTGTACTTGGGCTGTCTGTTGTGCAAAGCCGGGAAATTCTAGTTTAGGTGCGGTGAGGAGTCCTCCTAAAGATGCAGATAAGAAAGCACCTTGAGCAGCAGCACCTACTCCAGCAGCAAGTCCTCCTCCAGCAGCTCCTAAGCCGCCAGCTGTGGCTCCACCAAATCCACCTGTGGCTCCACCAGCAGCTCCACCTAAGGCTCCACCAGCAGCTCCACCTACAGCACCAAAGGCTGCACCAATGGCTATCTCTTTAATTCCCCCACCTTGTATAGCAGACATACCTGCACCTATAGCCATGCCTACTAGTACTGGATTACACATAGTTACCCAATATTTAAACCAGTAGGCCCGGAAGAGCTTAAAGTTCTGAACCTAGATTTACCTGTAGCTCTACGTGCAGTCCTACTTTTAGCAGCTGTAGTAG